GGCGGGCGCAACGGGCAGGGCAAGACGAGCGTTCTCGATGCTATCGCATGGGCGCTGGGCGGCAAGCGAAAGCAGCCCGCCAAGCCTACACGCGAGGGGAGCGCCACGCCCGCCAAGCTGCATATCGAGCTGAGCAACGGTCTTGTGGTCGAGCGCTCTGGCAAGAACAGCACCCTCACGGTCACGGACCCGGAGGGAAAGCGCGGCGGCCAGACGCTCGTGAACAGCTTCATCGAGGAGCTTGCGCTCGACCTACCCAAATTCATGGTCATGACCGACAACGAGAAGGCCCAGGAGCTTCTGCGGATTCTCGGTATCGGAGACGAGTTGACCCAGCTGGACGCAAAGCTCACGCGACTCAGGGCTGAGCGCCACGAGATCGGGCAGCGCAAGCGCGCGATGGAGAAGACCGCAGAGGAGATGCCGTTCTACCCGGAAGCACCGGGCGAGCGCGTGTCCCCGATGGAGCTTATCGACAAGCAGCAGGCGATTCTGGCGAAAAACGGCGAGAACCAGCGCAAGCGCCTGCACGTGAAGGACATCGAGCAGCAGGTGCGTAACTCCAAGGTCACGTGCGATACCATCCAGGCGCAAATCAACGCGCTCATGCAGGATTTGGAGCGCAAGCAGGACGAGTACAGGAAGCTGAGCGAGGACTACGCGACCGCCCAGCGGGACGCGATGGAGCTGCACGACGAGAGCACGGCGGAGCTTGAGCAGAGCATCGCAAACATCGACCTGATCAACCAGAAGGTGGAGGCGAACAAGCGACGAGCGGACGCGCTGGCCGAAGCTTCATCTCTCGGCGAGGACTACCAGAGCGCCAACACCGAGTGCAAGGCGGTGGAGGACAAGCGCAAGTCTCTCCTCGAAACCGCCCATATGCCGTTGGACGGCCTGAGCGTCGAGGACGGCAAGTTGGTGTACAACGGGGCCGTCTGGTCCGATATGAGCGGGGCCGAGCAGATGAAGGTCGCGACCGCAGTCGTTCGCTCCCTCAAGCCCGAGTGCGGTTTCGTCCTGGTGGACAAGCTTGAGCAGATGGACCCGCAGACCCTGGCCGAGTTCGGCGCATGGGCGGAGTCCGAGGGCCTGCAGGTTATCGGCACCCGCGTGGCAACCGACGATACGTGCTCCGTGATTATCGAGGACGGGCGCGTAGTTGGCGGCGAACCAGAGCAGACGAAACCTGAGCAGACAATCAAAAACGGAGGTGAATTCTAATGAAGTTCGAGATTACCAGGGGAAAGAGGGTGAGGCCGCAAAAGGTCGTTATCTACGGCATCGGTGGTGTCGGAAAGACACTGCTCGCATCCAAGTTCCCCCACCCGGTTTTCATCGACACAGAGAATTCGTCCGACCACTTGGACGTTAATCGTCTGCCCCATCCAACGAGCTGGGAAATGCTGCTCGAAGAGGTCAGGTATATTCGAGACTTCCCGGAGGAATGCAACGGCACGCTTGTCCTTGACACAGCCGACTGGGCGCAATCACTTGCCGCCCAAAAGGTTTGTGCCGATAAGGATTGGAAAAGCATTGAAGATCCGGGATACGGAAGGGGATATACCTACGTCACGGAGCTATTCGGCGAGCTGTTGAACCTGCTGAGCGAGGTTTGCGAGCGCGGATGCAACGTCGTTGTGACTTCCCATGCGATCATCTCCAAGTTCGAGCAGCCCGACGAGATGGGCGCATACGACCGATGGAGCCTTAAGCTTATCGACGGCAAGAAGGCGAGCGTCGCGGCGATGCTCAAAGAATGGGCAGACGCAGTGCTGTTCGCCAACTACAAGACCGTTGTCATCACGACGAGCAAAGACGGCAAGGTGGGCAAGGCGCAAGGCGGAAAGAACCGCATGCTCTATTGCAACCACGCTGCCGCATGGGACGCTAAGAACCGTTGGGGACTGCCGGACGAGATTCCGATGGATTACCAGTACCTGGCACCGTACATCCCGGTACCGAACATCCCGGACCACAACCAGAAGACGCAGACGGCCACCGCAACGGTCAGCGCGTCTGATATCACGCCTGAGCAGGTGGAGGAAGCGCGGAGCATCCAAGTGCCGTTCGACACAACGGCTGGAGAGCCGTCGTACCTGAAACCGCTGCGCGACCTGATGCAGCGCGAGGGCTTCACCGACGAGATCATCAGCGAGGCTGTGTACCAGCGCGGGTACTTCCCGGAGGGGACGCCTCTGAATACTTTACCCGAGGACTTCGTAAATTGGCTCGTATCAGTATGGGACGGGATGCGAGACTACATCAATTCCGGCATGACCGGTAGGAAGGAGCAGTAAATCATGAGCGAGGATATGGGACAGGCATTCGAATGGGACGGCGAAATCGAGGTCTCCGATAACGAGTTCGAGCTTATTCCCGACGGGGACTATCGGGCGACGGTTGTCGCGGTTGAGCGTATGCAGCACAACGGCAGCGAGAAGATGGCACCTTGCCCGATCGCGAACGTCAAGGTCCGGCTTGATAACGGGCGCATCCTCTCGGACCGAATCTTCCTGAATTCCAAGAGTTCCTGGAAGATCGCGCAGTTCTTCATCGCGGTGGGCATGCGAAACCCAAGCGCCACCAAGGAGGAGAGGTTGCGCATGGACTGGATGGGCGCTATCGGCAGGACCTGCACGATCAAGGTAGGCAACCATGAGTACAAGAACAAGACGTACAACGAGATTTCCGAATGGGTGAAGCCGGAAGCCCCGGCACCCGTGGCACCCGCTCCCGTGATGGCCGCGCCTGCTGCGCCTGCACCAGCACCGCAAAACGTCGTTCCCGCCACGCACACGATGCAGCAGCAAATTAACCAGTCGTTCACGCAGGCCCATGGCGCGCCCGTACAAAGTACGTATCCGACTCAAGGTGCGCCAGTACAGGGCACGTATCCGGCTCAGGGAGGTTCGTTCTAAATGAAGTTCAGCCTGCGACCGTACCAGGAGCAGGCAATCAAAGCGATTGAGGAGCGTTGGGCGCAAGGTGACCGCTCGACGCTCCTTGTGCAAGCGACCGGAACGGGCAAGACGATTGTCATGGCCGGTATTACGGAGGACGCGGTTCGTCTAGGCGGGCGCGTCCTTATTCTTGCGCATCGCGGGGAATTGCTTGACCAGGCTGCGGATAAGCTAAGGTCCTCGACGGGGCTTCGCTGCTCGATAGAGAAGGCGGAGGATACCAGCGTGGGGACGTTCGAGAGGGTGACTGTCGGTTCGGTGCAGACATTGTGCCGTGACAAGCGATTGCGAGCACTTGGGCCGGACAGGTTCACCCATATCCTGATTGACGAATGCCACCACGCCGTCTCTTCATCATATCAGACGGTGCTCGATTACTTTAAGGGCGCGAAGGTCCTGGGCGTGACGGCCACCGCCGACCGAGGGGACCGGCAGAACTTGGGCCAGGTGTTCGATTCCCTGGCATTCGAGTACAACATGCCGGAAGCCATCAAGGACGGCTACCTGTGCCCCATCAAGGCCCAGACGGTACCGCTCAAGCTCGACATCTCCAACGTGGCCGTGCGCTCAGGTGACTGGGCGGCGGACGAGCTGGGAACGGCGCTAGACCCGTATCTCCCGCAAATCGCGCAGGAGATGAAGAATGCTGGGCTAGAGGAGCGGAAGACCGTCGTTTTCCTACCTCTTATCAAGACAAGCCAGAAGTTCTGCCGCCTGCTCAACGAGTGCGGTTTCCGCGCGGCTGAGGTCAACGGGCAGAGCGAGGACCGCGCCCAAATCCTGAAAGACTTCGACGCGGGGAAGTACGACGTCCTGTGCAACTCCCTGCTGCTTACGGAAGGATGGGACTGCCCGAGCGTCGATTGCATCGTGAACCTACGACCGACCAAGAGCCGAGCGCTCTATGCGCAGATAGTGGGACGCGGAACCCGTCTCTCGCCCGACACCGGGAAGACCGACCTTTTGCTACTCGACTTCCTATGGATGACCGATAGGCTTGAGCTTGTGCGACCGGCATCCCTGGTCACGTCCTCGCGCGACGTGGCCCAGAAGATGACCAAGATGGTCGAGGACGCGGCGTGCCCCGTGGACCTTGAGGAAGTCGAGCACAAGGCTTCTGAGGAGGTCGTGGCGGAGCGCGAGGAAGCGCTTGCTAACCAACTCGCGGAGCAGCGGCGCAAGAAGGCGAAGCTTGTTGACCCGCTGCAATACGAGATGTCTATCGCGTCGGAAGACCTGAGCGGGTACATCCCGGAATTCCCGTGGGAGATGGCCCCCGCGACCGACAAACAGATAGCCACGCTCGAAAAGTACGGCATCGACGCATCCACTATCTCGAATGCCGGAAAGGCATCCAAGCTGCTCGACCGCCTAAGCAAGCGACGAGAGAACGGCCTGAGCACGCCAAAGCAGATCAGGCTGCTTGAGAACCGGGGATTCCAACATGTCGGAACATGGGAGTTCGACGCGGCGAGCGCGATGATCTCGCGTATCGCTGCGAACGGATGGCGCACCCCCAGGAACATCGACCCGGCCACGTACACACCGATTGCACGGGGAGCTGATTAGCCATGCGAGACGTTTGCCCAAAGTGCCTGCATCGCGTGAAGCCAGAGCACGTTGCTGGCACGGGCCAGGGATACGCGCAGCTATGGCGCTGCCCTGAGTGCGGCGGGGAAGAGAAGATGTGCCGATGGCTCTTCAAGCTGCCGGAAGAGAAGATAACCCCATCGCCAGAGCAAAACAGGCGCAACCGCGAGAAGAAGCGTGAATGGGAGAGGGCGAACCGCTACCGAATCAACGCCAGAAGGCGCAAGCGGTACGCGGAAGACCCTGAGTATCGCAAGAAGATGCGCGATGCACGGAAAAGGCACTATGAGCGCCACCGTGAAGAAGTCCTTGCGAAAAACGCGAAGTACCAAAAGGAAAACGCCGAGTACATCCGGTACATGCGCAAGCGGCGAAAGCTCATGCGCTACCGCGATCAAAAGGCAAAAGAGCAGAAGGAGCAATAAATGCCAAAGGTTACCGTACTCAACGTATCGCACGAAAAGCCGTTGAGCTTCATCGGTTCCGTAGTTGGAATCAATATCGGCTATAACGACGATAGCAAGGAACGAGCGTTGTGCTGCTGGAATGACAGCAATGCGTATGCGCTTGAACATGTGACCGCGACTCTTCGAATCAATGGAATTAGCTTGGCGTGCTCGCAGCTGCTTATGCGGAACAGCACTGCTTATTTCGTGCAGGAGTCGCAGCGCTACAAGAAAAACAAGACCGATGGATGCGGATACGTTGTGCCGCCTGAGATTGCATGTAACGGAGAGGCGCTTGAAAAGTATTTAACACACATGAATGCGTGCATCGACCTCTATCAAAGCCTGCTCGAATCAGGCGTAATGCCCGGTGATGCGCACTATGTACTGCCGGAAGCGTATAAGACGAATGTCAACATGACGATGAATATCTGCGAGCTTGAAAAACTTTACAAGACGCGCACGGAGCGGTCAGCGCAATGGGAGATTAAAGACCTTGCATGCAAAATCAAGCTTGAGTTGAGCAAAGTTTACGACGAGTGGTTCAAGGTTTGCTACAAGATCGGGCAAATGGCTAAGGAGGATTAAATGGAAGATATCACGCTACCCCGCGATGCCGAGGGGCGCGAAATGAGGCTAATCGACCCGAAAGGACGTGTGCGCAAGGTGCATTACGTTCCGAACATAAACGGCTTCGGTGCGAGCGCATGGGTTCGCATCGGGCCGTTCAAGAAGATAGAGAACGTCGCGGCAGGCGAGAACGCCATAGACAACCTCGTGAAGCGGCTTGAAGCAGATGGATGGAAGGTCGTGAGCGAATGAACATCGAATTGCCGAAAGACGCAGAGGGGCGGGAGATTCCGCTGAATACCACAGCACTGTACGACAAGAACGGTAGACGCAGGGTAGTCGATTGGTTCAAGTTCCACCCCGACAAGGACAGGTGGGATATTGTTTTTAAAGATAGCATTCACATTTTTCACCGCAAAGCCTGAGCCTCACCCCGACCGACAGCTGGGAGAAGCTGCTAGACGACCTGGACAACGCGGCTAAAGGCGGGGACAACGCGGAGTGCCTTTACATGCGCAGGGAGGACATCGAGGTAGGCGAGCAATGCTCAGGATGCAGACTGTACAACGCCGATGATGTTTTCAGCGATTGCTCTTGCCTTGCCTACGCCGACATCGCCGACCGCATCCGCAAATTGAGGGGTGAGGACTAATGGAGCGTCTTGACCTGTTCTCCGAATCACTGCCGCGCAACTGCCTGTACTGCGCCTATGGATACGTTGTTATCGATGAACCAGATTATTGTCTTATCGGTGACCATCTGGCGTGCATGGCGCACTCCGCCGACGGGCTGAAAAGCAAGAAGTTCGCGGATGTGCCAAAGCCAAACCGAGATTTCCTGCGCACGTTCTGCCCGATTATGAATTGGGACGAGCACTGCGATTCGTTCAAGCCAATCAAGTTCGGCGGTAAGAAGTTCAAGGTTCTCGATCATTGCGGATTGTTCGATTCCTATTGGAAGAGCGGTGATGACGAATGATCGACAAAATCAAGATGAAACCATGCCCGTTCTGCGAAGGCAAAGGCGTATTACTCACTACGGAGAAGATGCTTCCTTCTGGCCCAAATCGATATTACGCAGAGTGCATGTCATGTCTTGCACGTGGGCCGGTTAGCTCTACTCGCAAATACGCAATCATCAAATGGAACAAGGAGCGTGGTGAAAATGCCTAAGATGTTGATGCTGAACGGTCCAAAAGTATCGAAGACAATCATGGGGCGCACGGTCGAGTGGACACTGCTAAACAACGATGGTGCAGGATACATTGTCTCATGGGTTGAGTTTACGCCCGATGACCTGAGAACCATGTGCATGGCATTCCCAGCCAAGATCAACAAACGCGGCAAATGCGAAATAACGTACTGGCGCAACGAAGCCGAGAGCTACAACCATGATGCGGCCTTAGCACTAAACGATGTGATGACGCAACTCAGTGACAAGTACGGCTATATCTACGGAATAGACCCAGGCAAACGTCAATTATTCCCCGGCGAGGTGGTTGCAGATGATTAACGATAGCCAACGGCGCGAGGTGGCACGAAAGCTACGAGAACCAAAGGAATCACTGCTCGCCCATCCAGACGAGGAGCTAATTCGGTTGCGGTATGAGACAGGATGCCAACGTGGACAAGATATTTACGAGCACCTTGCCGACCTCATCGACTGCCTGACGTGCAGCATGGAGTACATGCCTGAGTACAGCGGCGATGAGATTTACCCGACCGAGGCCTACAGGTGCAGCGAGTGCGGTTGGATCGTGTCAGAGGGCAAGCCCACCTACTGCCCATGCTGCGGAGCGGAGGTTATCGATGAAGACAGCGCGAATTAAATGGCGCGGGACCTATGAGCTGCGCTACGACGAGGTGCATCAAGACTACCAATGCACCTGCTGCGGGACGTGGTTACAAGACGATTTCGTGACCACCATGGACGGGAACGATGTCCCATGGGTTCAAGACATGAGCTATTGCCCTATTTGCGGGGCTGAATTTACGAAGCGAGGGGAGTGATCGCATGACCTCACCTAGCGAAGAAGCGGCCATGGTGCAGGAGCGCGTTGATTCTCCCGCGTGGTACCAGGGCGGCGTCGAGACAATCGAGAAAATCGAAACCGTAGTGGATGGCCTGCCCGCAAAGCAGGCCTATCTTTTGGGCCAGATAATCAGGTACTGCGACAGGGCTGGGCTTAAAGACGAGGTTACGACCGACTTGGGCAAGGCCAACAACTACGCGCACCGCCTGGTCTACGGCGAATGGAGGGACGCATGAAGACGTTCAACCCTAGCCCGCTGATCGCGTGGATGCGCCGTCGCGACATAGACGCAAGTCAGATGGCTGAGATGATTCAAATGGACAAGTTGACCGTCAAGAACATCCTGAGCGGGCGCGTTGACCCGCGCTTGGGGACGATGGCGGCAATCCATCGCGTGACCAAAATCCCATACGACATGATGATTAGAACAAGTGAGGAATAGATGAAAGAGAAGAAGCTGCAAGACCCGGTGCTCCTTGGTGTGCCAATCATCCAAGACGGTACCGCCTATATCGAGCCGTACATCCCGGCATACGTGCACGGTTTCGAGGACGCCGGATGCGACCTGAAAGCGGATATACCGGGTGACCTGACGCTATGGCCCGGCGAATCCGCGTGGGTTGGTACGGGCGTGAGAATCGCCATGCCCGATGGCGTGTTCGCGTTGCAGGCCCCGCGCTCAGGGCTGTCGTGCAACCACGGTATCACGCTGGCGAACTCTCCGGGAATCATCGACCCGGGGTACCGTGGGGAAATCAAGTGCAAGATGCTGAACCTGGGGACCAGGTCGTACACGATATACCCTGGCGAGAGAATCGCCCAGCTCGTGTTCCTGCCGCTGGCCCATGCCGTCTTCGACGCCGAGGACAGCTTGCCGGACAGCTCTCGCGGAGACGGCGGGTACGGATCGACCGGGGCGATGTAGAGGGGGTAGTTGGAGCACCCATGTTTGAGGTAAGGCCGGACGCGTACACGGACGATCCCGAGAAGTGCGACAGGCGCGGGCCTACCGTCGATTCAAACGCGTGGTGCGAGCTTTGCGGAGTGTGGGTGAACTGCATCTCTGCGGGCTGCATCACGCGCCACGACGGGAAAGTGACGGCGCACGACAACTCGCCGGAAGCGTGCGCCCGCAGGATGGCGGCACTCAAGGCGGAGGCAGAGGCAGAGGGCGAAGCAGGCACGCGAACAAGCACACGAACAAGCGACGAATAGATTGGTGGAGAGAATGGAAGACCATAGTGACCTTTTGGACGCGCTCACGGTGATAGACCCGTCCACGCTTGATTACCAGGGCTGGCTCGATGTGGGGATGGCGCTGCACGAGAGCGGCCTTCCTCTCGAAGCGTGGGACGAGTGGAGCGCCCAGGACGCGCGCCGGTACCACGACGGCGAGTGCGCGAGCAAGTGGGCCGGGTTCGGGTCCGGCGAGACGCGCGTCACGTCCGGGACGCTCGCGAAGATGGCGACCGATAGGGGATGGGTCCCGCCCGCGAAGCGCTCGACCATCGACCGTGGCGTAGCGCTCGAATGGGACGGTGAGCTCGTGCCCGCGCTTCTCGACCCGTCATGGGTGGAGCCTACTGAGCTGCCCGAGGTGGTCAAGAGCGGCCCGGAGGAGCTTATCGAGTACCTGGGCTACCTGTACGACGAAGACGATATCGTTGGCTACGTGGTTGACTCGTGGGACCGCGATGGGAAGTGGCTACCGAAATCGAAGGGCTGCTACTCGCGCACCGCAGGCGAGCTGATGCGCGAGCTGAGGAAGTACGGCTCGGTGGAGACGGCGCTCGGCGCTTACAACACCGGGGTGGGCGCGTGGATTAGAATCAACCCGCTCGACGGCAAGGGCGTGGGAAACGCCAACGTGACGGAATACCGCTACGCGCTCGTCGAGTCCGACACCATGTCGAAGGAGATGCAGCTGTCGCTTATCCGCGAGCTGCAACTGCCGTGCGCCGCCGTGGTCGATTCGGGAAACAAGTCTCTCCATGCGATCGTGAGGGTCGATGCCAGCGATTACGGGGAGTACCGCGATAGGGTCATGCGCCTGTACGACGTGTGCCGAAAGAACGGACTCACACTCGACACCCAGAACAAGAACCCCTCGCGCCTGTCCCGAATGCCGGGCGTCATGCGTGCTGGGAAGCAGCAGAAGCTCGTAAGCGGGCCGTGCGGGAAGGCGTCTTGGTCCGAATGGTGGGACTGGATGCAGGAGACCACCGACGATCTGCCTGACCCCGAGAACCTGGCGAGCGAGTGGAATAACATGCCGGAGCTTGCGCCCCCGTTGATCGACGGCGTTCTCAGGCAGGGCCACAAGATGCTGCTTGCCGGACCGTCGAAGGCGGGCAAAAGCTTCGCCCTGATCGAGCTTTGCATCTCGCTGGCAGAGGGCCGCCCATGGTTCGGCTGGAACTGTGCGCAGGGGCGCGTGCTCTACGTGAATCTCGAGCTTGACTCGGCGAGCTGCCTGCACCGATTCCGCGACGTGTACGCGGCGCTCGGCTACGCGCCGTCGAATGTGGGCAACATCGATATCTGGAACCTGCGTGGGCGCTCGGTCCCGATGGATAAATTGACCCCCTCATTAATCAGGCGTGCGTTGAAGACACGACCCATCGCCGTCGTCATCGACCCCATCTATAAGGTTATTACCGGGGACGAGAACAGCGCGGACCAGATGGCGGCGTTCTGCAACCAGTTCGACAAGGTGGCCCAGCAGGTGGGGTGCGCGGTGATCTATTGCCACCACCACTCCAAGGGCACCCAGGGCCAGAAGCGCTCGATGGACCGTGCAAGCGGTTCGGGCGTGTTCGCCCGCGACCCGGACGCGCTGCTCGACATGACCGCCCTCGAGATGACAGACGAGTGCCTGCGGGAGCACTACGACCTGCGCCGACGCCAGGCCATGTGGGCGGCGTTCGACAGGCACATGCCCGGGTGGAGGTCAGACGAGAGGTTCGTGGGCGCGGACTCGGCTGACCAGTTGCAGGCGTGGGCGAACGAACCCGCGAACGGAGCGCCGTACGCCTTGCAAGCGGAGCTGTCGGAGATATACGACGGCCTGGAGACCGCCAAGCGCGGGTGGGCCGCGTGGAGAATCGAGGGCACGCTTCGCGAGTTCGCCAGCTTCAAGCCGAAGAACCTGTGGTTCGAGTACCCGGTGCACGTGCCGGACGAGACCGGGGCGCTCGATGACCTGCACTGCGAGGGCGAGTTCGAGCCGACGAAGAGGTTCAGACGCCCCGGCGAGTCGGCGAAGCGGGGCCGCGAGACCAAGGCCAAGAACGACAGGACCAAGCAGGACGTGAAGATATGCCTAATGCGCGACGCCATAGCGGAGTGCGTGGCGGACGGCGTTGAGCCGACGCGCGAGAACGTGCTTAAGCGAATCGGCGAGTTCGAGGGCGAGCAAGTGACGAAGAGCAAGCTGATGAACTGGACGCGAAACACCGCGAAGTGGAGCCCGTTCAGGGTCAAAGATGACGGCTCGAACGCGCTATACGACACGACAGACGTAGCATTTGAGTTCGACGGTGAAATCGACCTCTCAGACGTGCTCGATTAGCCACGCCAAATGGGTTGTAAAACGTGGGCTGTAAAAATCTTACAATGGGTTGTAAGACGTGGGTTGTAAGGGGTTGTAAAAGTCTTGGGGCATGGCCTCTAGGGGTTGTAAGGATGTGGCTGTAAGACCTTATTACTACGTAATAAGGGGTTTTACAACCATACAACCCAAGGGCTGTGATTGTGGGCACGTGCGTGCGGGCTAAAGCCGCGCCCGCACTCGCGGCTCGTGTACCTGCGGCCCACAAGCACAACCCCCGATGTTGTCACGGCCCCCGCGTTTCGCTACCCCTCGCAACCCCTGGGGACCCTGAACCCCTGGGGACCATGAACCCCTGGGGACCCTGAGAAGAAAATCTGAAAACCGAATACCGGAAGGAGAACGAAATGAAGTTCGTCAGGAATCTCGTCGAGAAGATTCAGGAAATCGAACCGATGGACGTTGTCTTCGCATGCATGGTGGCCGTCCTCGTGGTCATGGCTGTCGTCATCGCCGTGGGTGGAGCACTGGTAATCTTGTGCCTCGTGCGCGGAATCGTCACGGTCGTAACGGGTGCGTTCTGATGTGCGGCGAGTGGTCGGCGTTCCTGCCGATGAAGATACCGACGGTCACGCACAACGACCTGGTGCCGTGGAGGGCCAAGGGCGGGCGCATGGGAATCCGCAAATCCGACGCGCTCAAGGACGCGGAAGACGCGCTCATGGCTAGGATTTGCGCGGCGGGCGTGCCGGAGAAGCCCGTCTCGTGCCGCGCGGCCAGTCTCACCGTGAAGTGGTGCTTTCTCGCGGACGGAAGACACGCGGTTGGCGAGCCGCACACCTCGAAACCAGACATGAGCAACATGCTCAAGACGCTTGAGGACTGCCTGACGAGGTGCGGGGTCATCTCGGATGACTCGATCATCTGCCAGGAGTCCTTGAGCAAGGGCTACGCGTGGTACGAGGGCATCTACATCGATGTTACGGCGCTTGACATGGAAGGCGGCAGGTGATGGGCGTGAAGGTGTGCTCCCGGTGCGGCAAGCCCTACAGGACGCCCGGCCATTGCCCCAGGTGCGAGAAGGCCAGAGCCACGCAGAAGGCCAGGCCCGTCCCGTCGAGGTCCAAGAGGACCAAGGCCCAGGAGGGCAAGCGACGGGAGAAGAACCCGTGGAGGACGCACTACCGGTCGGCGGAGTACCGGCGCGCCCGCCAGGTGGCGCTCACGAGGACGAACGGCTGCTGCGCCGTCTCGGGCGTGAGGATAGCCGACGTGGTTGGCGGCAAGTGGGTCATGAGGGGAAACGGCGGAATCCATCACGTCGTGCCTCTGTCTCGCGGCGGCAGCGACTCGCCAGACAACCTCGTGCCGTTAGAGACCAGCGTTCACAACCGTATCGACGCGGAACTGAGGGCCAGGATGAAGAGGGCCGGGGCGTGAGCGCCTGTAGAATCGATTCTAAGACCTCTCAGAAGCCCGTGACGGCCTTTTAAGTGCTTGCCCCTAGACCGACTAGCGTACAAGGCTTATCGGGCGCTAGTAAGCTTCTGAAAGCTGAATAACGCTAAAAACAAAGCAATGAGAAAGGCGATAACGATGACTGAAATCAATTTGGGGTACGGATACAAGCTCAAAAGGCTCGATTCGATGAATTGGGAGCTTTGGCATTACCACGAGACGAAGAAGGACAACGGGCGCAAGGGATGCAAGGTAGGCGAAAAGAAATGGCATAGATGCAAAAGGTATTACCAGAAGCTGAGCGCGGCCCTGCTCGCCGTCTACGAGCTGGTATTGCGCGAGGATGACGGCGAAGCGGTAGACCTCAAGGACGCACTGGCCCGCGCAGAGGAAATCGAGAAGAGCCTAAAGGCCGTGTCGGTCGATCTGCTCAAGCTGCAATAGGCCGAACCACCAAACGAAGAAACCCTCTCGGGCATATCGCTCGGGAGGGTTTTTCTGTTTCGAGGTCTCGTGCGTCGTGTTCGTCGTGTTCGTCGCTTGTTGTCGTGTCTCGTGTCTCGTGGTCGGTTCTAATGCCGTTGTGCCCGGTTTTAATACCGGGGTCTAGTACCTGCTTCCATCGGTGCGAATTGCCCCGTGTAGGGGGTAATTAAACGTGACCTTGATACCGCGTTGCTCAAGGGCTGTCGCTACCGCTCGGGCGTTCGCGTTGGCCTGGCCGAAGGGTCCTGGGTCGCGCCTGTACTCGTCGTACATCGCTTGGTCCTTGTAGTACGTGATCGGCACGGTGACGGGTTCCATGCCGAAGCTCTCGACCTGCTGGGCCACGACTGCGCATGCGTAGGATACCTGCTGGCGCTGCATATCCATCGCGTCATCGAGCACCGCCCATGCATCCTCGGGAGCGTGGTTCGGGAACGACGGGTCCTCCCATCGCTTGACGCTGCGGATGTTCACGCCCAGGGCGCTCGCAACGTCTTGCTGCGACAGGCCTACGCGCTCTCGCAAGCACTTGAAATCCGCTTTGCTTCTGGTTTCGTTTGGCCTTTCTGTCATATATATGTCTCCCGTCTCGTGTCGTGTGAGTGAGAAAAGCGCCCCCGTGTTTGAGGGCGCTCGTGCTGTCGTCCGTCGCTTGTTAGAGTCCAAGCCCCAAAGGGTCCTCGTCTATCTTCTTTATCCTCTGTTGCTGCTGCCACATCCACATGGTCGTGGCCCCGTAGAGCGTTGTTTCGAGTGCCGTGCCGCCCTGGACTCGCGGAATCACGACTCGAAGATGCTGCATCTCCTCGTGGCTCATGGGGCGGCTTCTCTCCTCGTCGCAGTTGATTCCCATCTTGAGCAGATAGGCGAACGGGTGCGTCGCGGGATCGGTCACCAACCAGACCTCGTACTCGTCTTCCGCATGGAAGATCTCGTAAGGGATGCCGTTCTCCTCGAACCGGGCGCGCTTGGCGATATGCACCTTTCCATCAGGCCCGGTAAACGGGAAAGAGGTCTTGGGCTTGGGCTTCTCGGTCTTGGGTTCCTTGTAGCGGTAGGTCATTGTTAGCTCCTAGTGTCTCGTGGTTGTGTCTCGTGGTGTTGTTGGTGAGGGGGTGCCCGATTGCATCCCCTCAGTTCGTCGCTTGCTACCAGCCCATGAATTCCTTCATGAACTCGTACTCTTCGTTCAGGCGGCGCTTGATTCCTGCATCGGTCTCCGGGAGTTTGTATTGCAGCGTGCCACGAGTCTGCTTGTACTCTGTGCCGAACGAGGTCTCAACGATGTTGAATTTGCCCTCGCCATACTTGTTGGTGGTGATGCTCACGGTGTGGCCTTCATCATCGGTCGCGCGGACTGTCGGGTACATGGGCCTTTCATCGATAGGAAGGTTAATCTCGGTAAGGTCGTAGTGAAGCATGGTTTTTCCTTTCTCGTTGCTTACTGTCGTGCCTTGTGCTGTCTAAATCGACTCTTTGAAGAGGTCGTAATAGAGCTGGTCAAGCTCGGTCTCTGCGTCGATGCTGCTCCAGAAGAGACCGTCTGTGTTCTCAAGGGTGTGCTTTAAATCGTCCACGTTCTCAAGATGGTAGTTATCGAAACTGCACGGAAGATAAAGCTCGGTATCGTTGTAGTAATAGCAATCGAAGTTTCCGAATGCCGAATCCTGGACGTGGTAGAGACTGTAGAATCCACCGTCAATCTCGATGGTGTCAACGTCTTCGCTCTCGCCGACGATATAGCTCACAAGGTTGCAGTTGGTATTGTAGGCTTCGTCTGCAAGCTTGCGCAGCTCGGGCTGGCGGTCGAGCGGGTCAATGACTTCGATTGTCTCGTATTCGATTACGTCTTCGTCCTCGTCGAGCGTCAATTCCTCGAGCAGATTTCGAGTGCTCCGGTGTCGCCCTTTCCCCAGTCGTTTGCATACTTGGATGCTATGCGCAGGGCCTCGGCTTTGTCCTCACCATCGTACCAGACCTCAGAATCGATGCCGGGACGCACGTCCTCGTCTCCGAAACCGGTGTAGATGTACTCGCGGCTGGTCGTTGTGTAGGTCTTCGTGGTCTTCATTTCTGGCCCCTTTCTCTGGCCTTGCCGTGGCCCCTTTGCCACTGTCTACCTGTATATTGTCACCTTTGGTGACATTGCGCAAGAGGTTTTTGGATACTTTTCTTGCGTCGTGATTCGCCTGGTCTCCCAAGGCGTATCGGCTGCCGCACTCGTCGCTTAGGTGCAAGTGCGGCGCTCGTTACGTCGTGGTCGTGCTCGTCGCTTATTATGCGGCCTTGCGCGGACTCTTACGCTTGGTGGCCTTGAGTCCCAAGAGGTCTTCGAGATAATCGATTCCATCCCCAGTGGTCCACACGGTGCCGTACTTGGCGGTGCGCACCTCAAGCGGCAGGCCGTCCTTGATGGTCACGATTGCGCCGGGGAATGCGTCTGCCTTGCCCTCGGTGTGTCGGGGATAACGATCCATGACTTGGGCGTCGTTGATGGGGGCGTACAGTCCTCGATACTCCATCTCGTCGGCAGGCTCATCGTCGGAATCGAGGATAACGACGTTTCCGTCCTCGTCCTCGTAGGCTCGGCTGTTGGCGTGGGCTTCAATCTCCTCGGCGATGCTGATGCAGTTTGCGTTGAGATGGCTGTTGGTGGTATACTCGGTCATGGTTAAACCTCGGCTTTCGTGTTCGTGTTAGCGGTTGAAATGGCGGTCGATTGCGATTGCAATCAGCCCTAGGATGAATCCGTAGAGGATGTGTTCCACGTGGTCACCTCCTCGGGGACGGCACGAGCGGCTACTCGTGCCGGAGCCCCTGCTAGTGGTTTACAATTGCCTAGCTCCTGTAGTGCTTGCCTCCTTTCGGTCTGTGCTCAGGAGCTTCTTTTTCTTTCGGTGCCGCGTCTCCCTTGGGCGCAACGACCTGGACGATTAGAGCCGCTGCCACGTTGCCTAAGATTGAGCTGAGCAGTGCTAGAAGCCATTCGAGCATGCGTTCACCTCCCTAAGCTCGATATGACCTTGCGGGCCGTCCGACCTGCTGCCCTCCGGGTGGCTGACCCGGCTGGCGATTGCATCATGCGGCGGTGGCGCTCCATCCGTCAAGCGACGAGGAGGGCGGCGGGGCATCGCGAGGTTCCTATATGCGCGAGATGCAATGAACAGCAAAACCGCATGTCAAATGGCAAATCCAGAAATAGTTGAATAATTTTCGAGAAAGCCGTGAACGGTATGAAAACGTCCGTGAACGGTATCCTGCTGCCTATGCAGCTGTCCGTGCCTAGAGACGACGAGATCTTGACGCTTTAGCGCCGAACAAACGACACCTATAGGGTGTCTTTTTTTTATGTTTCAAATCGTTACTAAGCGACGAACGTTTTAGCATGCAGTCTGCACAACCCACTAACCCGGTAGGAAGAGGGGAGGGGGCCGGAAACCAGCCCCGATCTATGTACCCAGCGACGGCCCCTCATTTTTTTACCGATACGAAATTGGCGTTTTCAACGGAACTAACGGAACGGGGTACCCGCGTATGACCATGTTTACCATCTAAAAAGGTGGTGCATATGGTCGAGAAAACGTGCGCGTTTTGCGGGAGAAAATACCTGGCAAAGACGCGAAGAAGTAAATATTGTTGCGATACATGCAGGTGTTCCGGCAATTACTGGAAAAATAAGGGCGGTTCACCTGCTCCATATACTATGGTGGGCGCTACGGTACACGTTCCTCCACCGGGAAGACCCATAACCAAAGCGAATATCACGAATAGCGTGGTCAACTTAAAGGGAGACGCGGCGTTTTTCGACGCTGCTTCCAAGCGCGGACCCGTTGAGTACCGACGGGTGTGCGGAGCTATATCCGAGGGCGTTCTTGGCGTGCTGAGGGAGTTGGGTCTATGAGAGGGCGCAAACCTGATGCTCTGGCCGTGCGCCGGAAGACGAGTACCGCCGATTTGGCGGCAGCGACAACAATCGACGTGGACGATATGCAGTTGGTCGAGCCTGCTGAGATCGCGGCGGACCCCCATATGCACGAGATTTGGGAAACGACCGTGGGAAGCGGGGCAGCGTTCGACGCCTGCGATGCGCCCGTGGTGCAACAGCTCGTGTTCAACATCGCGATACTTGAGGACTGCCGCGCACATATATATAAGAGTGATGTCGGTATGCAGACTCTTATAGAGGAGTCGGACGAGTACGGCGTGAAGTTGAAGCAGAACCCGTACATGAGGGTCATGTGGGATGCAGAGAAATCCGTGCTCAAGTTGGCGCAGGAGCTTGGCATCTCGCGTTTCGCCCGCGCCCGCCTGGGTCTCACTAAGGCCATGGGCACGGCGGCGCAGCTGTCGATCGCGGAGCAGATAGACCGCGCTATCAGTGGTCGCAAGTGAGCTACAGGACAAAATGCGGAAGGCTGAGCCGCGCGGGGGAGTTCCAAGTCGAGCGAACCCGCGTGTTCGCCGAGACGTTCCTTACGTATGCGGGCGAATCAGAGCTGTGCGGGCAGCCTTACAGCGTATCCGATTGGCTGATGCAGAACATCTGGAGACCGCTGTTCGGGACGGGCGAGGTCGATAAGGCCACCGGGCGTTTCAGACGCAGGTACAGGCGCGTTCTTATCGGCGTTCACCGCGCGTTCGGCAAGTCGCAGCTTGCCGCGTGCCTGGTCTTGACCATTGCGACGATGGAGCCTTTGCCGAACGGCCAATACGGCATCGTGGCAGACTCCAAGGAGAACACCGCGATGGTCAAGAGCTATATCGCGACTATCATCAACGCGAACGAAACCTTAAAGTCGCAGTGGAAGGTTTACAAAGACGTTATCCGCAACATCGAGACCGGGCAGGAGATACACGTATACCCGTACAAGGAAGCGGCGTTGCAGGGCAAGCACTTCCATGTGCTTATCGGCGATGAAATCCACGTATGGCGCGACGATGCTGTTTGGAAGGCGGGAACGTCCGGCCAGGCGAAAATCTGGAATGCCGTTACCATCGGCATCACGACGGCTGGTAGCTCGCGAGACGGTTTCCTGTTCAAGCTGTACCAGAAGCTGAAGCGCGACAAGCACGCGTTCGTGTGCTGGCTTGGCATCACCGACCAGGATAACCCCGCAGACCGCAGGACGTGGCGCAAGATCACCGCAGCGGGCCGCATCACGATGGAGGAGCTTGAGGAGCAGTACGAATCCGACAAGCTGGAGGACGGCACGCCCGGCCCCGGTTTCGTTCGCTACTACCTGAACAGAACACCCATGGACGCTGTAGAGGAGCCGTTCATGCGCGGCAAGGACGTGGACGCCTGCAAGAAGCTCGAACCACTGAGCATCGACCACGACGCATGGTACACGGTTGGAATAGACGGCGCTGTTCGCGGCGATACCCTGGCCGTAGTGTGCGCGCAGCGCCAGGGCGAAAGGTGGGCGTTCGAGGAATACTGCTGGGAGAAGCCAGCATTCGGCCAATCCACGTATGACTTGACCGAGGTCGCGGACGTTCTGTTGAAGCTGGCGGCTGACTACGGCGGGCCTTTCATCTGCGCGGACCCAGCGCGAATGCAGTTCCTGACGAACTGGCTAGAGCGAACCCATGGTCTCGTTCTGGCCGATGTGGCGCAGGCCCCATCCATAATGTGCCCGGCATCCGAGCTGCTGGCGCGTGCGGTATCCACCAAGAGCGCGTCTTTCGCCAACGTCGAGGTGCTACCCGAGCACTGCAAGAATGCCGTTGCCGCCGAATCGAAGGCATACGGCAGGCGTCTCGCGTCGTACAAGGGCAGGCACGGACAGGGGACGAAGCGCATCGACGCTGCCGTAGCTGCTGCTATGGCGATGTGGGCGTTCGACAACAACGAGAGCGAATCACCTAACGCCTGGTCCATCGACCTGTACGTATAGCAAACAGCCCATGGTGCCCCGCAACATCTGCGAAGAACCGCTGATGGGGGACCCGCGAAGCATCATCGCTTCTGATAGAAAGGAGCGCCATGGGCTTTTTCACCTCCAAGCTGGCCGATGCTATCGGCGGGGCCGTAGCGCGGCACATTTCCATAGACCCGGCTATCACGGCAAGCGGGTACTCGTTTTTCAGCGTAGACGGAAAAGAAGAAATCAATTTCAAGGAGTGCCATGCGACGGCGTACTACTCCAATGCGTACCGCGCGTGCGCGTTGGCGAAGGCCAGGCCGCTGGCATCACTCCCGGTGAACGTGTTCGAGCGCGACAAGGGCATCCGCAAGGTATCGAACCGGCACGCGGCCAAGGACCTCGCGCGGCTGCTGCGCACCGAGTGGAACCCGTTCGTTAGCGCCACCGAGGGCTTGCGATGGCTCGATATGACGAAGGACGCGATGGGGGAAGCGTTCGTGCGCGTCGAATGGACCGACGCGAAGATCACGGCGCTATGGCCCATGTCTGGAATCCCGACAATCGAAATTGGCGCTGGCGGGAAGCCGATATTCAACTACGGCGGAGACAAGTTCACAAAACCTGGGCGCTACCTCGCCTACGAGATCGTGTGGGTGAAGTCTCCAGTCACGGACCCTGACGGACTGCACGGCGTGTCCCTGGCCGAGCTTGCGGCGAGCGAGCTGAACATGTCAATCGACCTTGAGGACTTCTACAGTCACCTTCTTGGCGGTCAAGGCAACTTCCCTGGCTGGCTCGAGACCCCGGCCAAGTTGACACCGCAGGATGACGCAAAGCTTCGAAAGCAGTTGCAAGACGGCGGCGGCATTATCAATGCTGGCAAGGTGCGTATCTTCGACAACGGCCTGACCTACCACACGACGGGCCAGTCAATGGTCGATATGTCCCTGGTCGAGCAGGAGAAGTGGATTCTGCAACAGCTCTGCCGAACCCTCTCCGTCCCGCCCCAGGAGGTCTACGACCTCTCACACGCAACCTACTCGAACGTCGAGCAGGGTTCTTTGAACTTCGCGAACAAGACGCTCGTCCCAGAGTGCGTGGAGATCGAGCGCGCGTTCTCCAGAATCCTGTGGAACATCGGCCTTTACGACTGCTACGTGCAGTTCGACATGAACGGTCTTCTGCGTGGCTCCTACAAAGATCGCATGGACGGCTACCGAATCGGAATCTACTCGGGAATCTACTGCCCGAACGAGACCCGCGCCAAGGAGGATATCGCCCCTTACGAGGGCGGCCAGTACTTCATGCGCTCCACCGCATACGACGCCGTGGACCCGGAGACCGGCGAGGTAATCCCGGCGAGCACCCGTGCCGGGCTATTGCGCGGCGGTTCGGGCGAGGGCACCGACGATTACGCGGGCGACGGAAACGGCGGCTCCGGTCTCGATGCGATCCATGCGGACATGGAGGCACGAATCAGGCAGCGGGTGGCCGAGAGCGGCGATTGCGAGAAGACCCGTGACTTCGCGACCAAGGTCTTGAAGCCGTACGCCACCGCGTGCCTGATGGAGCGAATCGAATACGACATCGAATCTGACGTTGAAAGGATTATCGAAAATGCTGGACATTGACGTTTACGGCGGTATCGGTGATGAGTTTGACGAGGGCGGCGTGACGGCTGTCTCGTTCGTCCGCGCCTTGCGGGACGCTGACGGCGAGGACGTGACCATCCATATCAACTCCTCCGGCGGAAGCGTGTTCGACGCGAACACCATGGCCGAGGCCCTGCGCGGCTACAAGGGCCACACGACCGCTTCAATCGAGGGCCTTGCCGCTTCTGCTGCATCCTACTTCGCCCTCACCGCAGACGATGTTGTCATCAACCCATCCGCTCTCATGATGATTCACAACCCGTGGGATTTCGCGGTGGGCGACGCGGAGGACATGCGCAAGAAGGCTGACATGCTGGACAAGGCGCGCTCGACCATCTCCGCCCAGTACGCGCGCAAGACCGGGCGCACGGTCGATGAAATCGAGGAGCTTATGGACGCAGAAACCTGGTTCACCGCCCAGGAAGCCGTCGAGTTCGGCCTTGTGGACCGCATGAGCGATTCCGAACCCATCGCCGCGTGCGTCAAGACCGAGGACATGAAGCGATTCCGCAACGCGCCGGAGGGCCTGTTAGCAAGCGACGAAAAGGCCGACGAGAAGCCTGTGGGGGACGATGGCGCGACTATCGACGGTGCAGACGATGGAAAGGCCGTCCCGGGGTCCGTGGAGGTCGCAGCGGGGGCCGCTGCACGAACCGTGTGCGTGAACGGTCAGTTCCTGAAATACTAAGGAGCCTACATGAAATCCTCTATCCAGATTCACAACGAACTCCTCGACCTCGACAACAAGATCGCCGACGCCCAGGCCAAGTTCAACGCTGCCGAGGGTGACGCTAAAGACGCATTCCGCGACAGCATCAACCAGTACAAGGGCGAGCAGAAGTCCCTGAACGACATGCTCAGCGACGTTCTCGCCGAGGAGGAGAAGATTCGCAATGCCGGTGGCGTGCCCCTGGCAGACCCCGATGGCGCTAAGGCCAAGAAGCCCGTCGATATCATCGACCAGCTTATGGGTCCCCGCGATTCCTTCAATGGCCTCTCCTTCGGCCAGACCCTTACCGCAAACGTTCTCAACGCATCCGACAAGCCGTATACCAACTTCGGCCTTCCCGGTGTGGAGCAGACCGATTGGAACCTCCCGCGCCAGACTTCCGACGCGCTGCCCAACTTCGGTATCCTCGATACCCTCCCCACCGCAACCACCAACGCCGACGTTCTCACCTACTTCGAGAAGGACGAGTCCAAGTACGCGAACAAAGCCGCCGTGTGGACCCCTGGTAACGAGAAGCCGTCTTCAACCATGGGTTGGAAGCAGGCGTCTGCGTACATCGAGACCATCGCACACCTCATGCCCGTCCTTGAGCAGCAGATCAAGGATTTCGGTCAGCTCCGCGCGCTTATCAACACCGAGCTTCTGTTCGGCCTGCGCATGAAGCTCGCATCCGAGATTCTTAACGGCACCGGCGCCTCCAACACCATCAAGGGCATCCTCAAGAACGAGAACGTTCAGAAGTACGCCAAGAAGACCGGAGACGACCTCGCAGATTCCGTCCGTCGCATGACCACAGATATCTTCCTGGCTACCGGATTCCGTGCGACCCACGTCGCCATGCACCCGATCGTGGCTGAGTCCATTGAGCTTGCGAAGGACAAGAACGGTCGTTACATCAACGCTATCGTGGGCGGCAAGCTGTGGGGTCTCCAGGTCGTCGAGGACATGAACCTCACCGAGACCACGGGCGAGAATAGCTCCGCCAAGACCACCTACGGCATGATGGCCTATTGGAACCAGGCCGCAACCGTCTTCACCAAGGAGACCGATTCCATCCAGGTCGGCCTGGTCGGCAACCAGTTCGCGTTCAACGAGGCCACCATCCGCGCCGAGGGCCGTCACGGCTTGAAGAACACCTACCCCAAGGCGTTCTCCTACCTGGCCGATACCGGAATCACCCGATAACCATGGAAGCGCTGAAACCATCCACCCGGATCAGGTTCGCGCTCGATGAACTTGCTGCGGGAGTTGCCCTGAAGGGCGCTCCCGCCACCTGCAAGGTCACGGCTGCAACCACCGGTGATACCTATGAGTCGAAGCAGAAGGACGGCAAGTTCGTCCTCACCGTGACCCGCGCCCCAGAGCTGCTCACAGTCGAGTGGCAGGTATCCGGCGCTGCCGTGCAGGCGGAAGTGGATGTTGTCGCATCCCGCTACTGCACGCCAGACGAGGTCCGTTCGTACCGCGCGGACGAGTACCAGCTTGGGGAAACAAGCGACGAGGACGTTTTGGCGGCTATCGCCAAGGCGGAAGAGGTCATCGAGCACGAAGCCCGCAGGTTCTTCCAGCCCGTCATCAGGCGCGTGACCGTAGATCGCCCGCGATGCACCCCGCGCACGATGGGAATCACGGGGGACGGGACCGCTTCTGACGTCCGCTCCGTCATCCGCGCAACCGGGCAGGACGGGAAGGCCGTGTACGTTGGACGCGCTTCGGACTGCATGTTCGACGTGTCGAACCTCCCGGCATCCACGTTCGCCGAGGTCGTGACCGAGCTAGGCATGGCACCCACGCCAATCGAGGTGAATACCGCCGTCATCGCTCTGGCCGCGTGGTATCTAGCCCCGTCTAACCGCCCCGACAACGCAACGTCCGAGTCCACCGACACGGGAGTCCTGAACTTCATCATCGGCGGCGTGAACGGGGCCGCAACCTCGCTCCCCGAGGTAAACGCCCTTATCAAGCGCTACGGCCTTGCAGACTACGTGGTCGGCTAGGAGGTCGCTGTGGAAGACGTCATCTCCTCAACCATCGAGTACGTTCTGCCTATCTGGCAGAAGGCGTTCGGTAGCGCCCCGGTGAAGTTCTTCACATCTATCGGCGGCTCCAACGTCCAGAAGCCGAATGAAGCAATCGTGCGCGAAGCGGCTCAGTCGATGGAGGTATCTGACCTATCGACCTCGACCGTGAGCGCTATGGGGCGTGCGAGGAGCGCGTATCGGCTCGATTTCGAGATACCGCTTGAAGCATGGTGCGTTCGCGCCGATGTGTGGGACGCATCGAAAGTCCTCCTGAACGGTTTCGAGAAGCTTTGCGGACTGGTCGCGGCGGACAAGACTCTGGGCGGCCACGTCTCCCACGCCAAACCCTTCTACGTATCCGTCGGCACCGCGACGCGCGACAAGCAGTTCATCGCGGCGATCAACTGCGGCATTCGCGTTTCTGTAGATATAGACCCAATCGAGTAACTAGGAGTTACATATGGCTATCAATCCCTCTATCGGCCTGGTAGGTATCGCGAAGCAAACGGACCGCGATACCCCGGCGACCGAGCCGACTTATGTCCACGGCTTGACCGGCGGCTCCCCGTTCGGCGCATCCCGCTCCATCGCCAACACCGACGTTGCCTGCGGCACCCGCGCCCCGTCCGACGCACGCGTTGACTCCATCTCCATCACGCCCAACATCCAATCCCTGTGCTACCCGGATGCTTTCGGCGAGTACCTGTACGCGGCCCTGGGCGCTTGCGTCTCCAAGAGCGTAGGTACCGATGGCAAACCCCTGTACGAGCACACGTTCACCATGGGCGATGTCCTCCCGTACTTCACCATCTGGTCCCAGGTGGGCGTGAACGGCTTCGCCCGCGCGGACGGCTGCAAGTGCGATTCCCTTGAGATCAGCGCTTCCGGCAACGAGCACCTTGCCATGACGGCATCATTCCAGGGTCTGGACGGCAAAGTCGGTATCACAGAGATTCCAGGCGACAAGCCCGCTTCCTGCTTCGACGGCAAGTACACCACCACGGACTGCACGTTCAAGCTCGATGCTGCTGGTTCCACGCCAGCAGAAGCGCTTGTATCCGAGTGCTCCTTCACGTTCGGAAACAACGTCTCCGCGCTCACCTCCCTCGGTCGCGTGACCCCGCGCGAAATCGCCGAGGGCAGGCTTTCCGCAGGCATCTCCGTGACCACCATCCCCGATGACCTCAAGGAGTACCAGAAGCTTCTCACTGGCTCCGAGACATCTACGGATATCACGGGCAAGGTCGTTCTCGGCAGCGTGTACGCGAAGTTCTACCACACGGACAACCCGGACTACACGCTTGAGATCAAGGCTGACCATATCCCGTTCACCGCGGAGTTCCCGGAGGTAGACCCCTCCGGCAGCGAAGCTACCATCCAGTTCACCACCGACGCAGCGATCGTGACCAGCGCGAGCGAGTCTCCCGTGACGGTCATCATCCGCAACAACGTCGCGAGCTACACGGCTTAAAGCAGCTCGATTAAAACCGCTCGATTAAAGCGGCTCGCACATATCGACTCGGAAGAGGGGAGGGCCACGCGCCCTCCTTTCTTTTTATGGGGGACGCGCATCCGACAATCGCAGGCGTAAACAAGCTACGAAGGGAGCTAACCACATGGCTAACGACATGTTCCGTTTCGTCAACTGCGAGACCGGCGAGGAGACCACCTGCATGGCGCGTCAGGGCGCTTTGAACCGAGCGAAGATTTACCTATTCGGCGGCGCTGAACCCAGGAACAACCCGGAGATCAACATGTTCATGGCCCTGTGGGGCTTCCTCTCCGCAGAAGCGAACGGCACCCCTGTCGTCGAGTTGCCGAAGAGCAAGCGCGATATGACGCATGACCGCGTTCTCGACCTGATGGACCAGGTTGAGACCTACTACGAGGTAAACGAGGACGCCCAGACCGACGAGGGCGGCGAGGACCCCGAGGGCAGCGCAAACCCTACGGAGGATGCGGGCGCACTCTCCTAGCGCTCGCAAGGTACGCGGGCGGCTCCGTCAAGGACGCGATAGACCTTGCTTTCGACTACCCGGCCATATTCGACCAGATGCTTTACGACACCGTTCTCACCCTCAAGGAGGAAGCGGCGAACAGGGCTGGCGGAGACGGGGACTGGCGCAAGGTCGGTGAGGGCATTAACGAGGCCCGCGACAGGCTGAGGGCCGAGAGGGAAGCGGCCAAGGCGCGTTTATCAAGCAACGAATAGACCACGACATACGGCCATGGACGAGGTGAAGCATGTACACGATTGAGGTTCAGAACCTGGACGAGACCATCGAAGCCCTGAATCTCGTCGATAAGTCCATGGCCAAGGCGTTGAAGAAGCGAATCAAGGAAATCTGCCAACCGACGTTGCAGAAGGCCAAAGGTTACGCAAGCGGCCTGGGAGGCAACCCGACAGGATCATACGCCCACTCGCTTTCACTCAGACAGCGTGCGAACGGCGTCGTGTTCCGCTCCGGTGACCCGGGCGGCGGCGTCATCGAGTTCGCGAACATCGGCGCGCTCATTCTCACGGGCGAGCGAGCCGGGCGTCGTGCGGGCGTTCCGCACGGCAGCGCACCACCGCGTGCGCTCCTCAAGGCGATTCTTGAGGACGAGGAGCACATCATCGAGAGCGTCAACGACGAGGTTAAACAGGTCGCTGACCGCGTTGGAGTTGAATAGCGATGGGCAAGGCATCAATCACAATCGCGGTCAACGCGAAATATAACGGCAAGGGCATCGAGAGTGCCGAGAAGGCCATGCGGCGGATGTCCGTCCTGGCGGCTGCAAGCTCTGAATCCGTTAGCAGCGGTTGGGTCAAGGCTGGCGGCAAGATGGCCGAGGTCGCTGGCAAGATGTACAACGCCGGTGACAAGATGGCCAAGATGGGCGATATGCTCACAAAGAGCGTCACGGTGCCCATGGTGGCTATGGGAACGTATGCGGCACAGGCGGCTATCAATTTCGATACAGCGCTTGCCAACGTCCGTAAGACCTCAGACTTGACTGAACAGCAGTTGCAGAAGCTCGGTGATTCCGCGCTCGACCTGTCCACCAAGCAGCCCGTGACCGCAGAGACGATCCTGAACATCGAAGCGTTGGGCGCTCAGTTGGGCGTTGCCGACGATGAACTTGAATCGTTCGCCAAGACCGTCTCAGGTCTCGATATCGCTACCAACATGGATTTCGAGACAGCTGGCAAGGAGATGGCCCAGTTCGCGAACATCACGCAGATGGGCCAAGATAAGTTCCAGAATTACGGCTCGACCATCGTTGACCTTGGCAACCATCTGGCTACAACAGAAAAAGATATCTCCGCTATGGCCCTGCGCCTGGCTGGCGTATCGAGCGCAGCCAACTTCTCGCAGGCCGAAATTCTCGGCATGTCCGGCGCTATGTCCTCGCTCGGCATCAAGGCCGAAGCGGGCGGCTCCGCCATGACGCGAATCATCCAGGATATCTCAAAGAACGTCGCGAACGGAACCGATAAGGTTCAGGAGTACGCGCGCGTGTCCGGCCTGAGCGCCGAAGAGTTCGCCAACAAGTGGAAGACGAAGCCCATGGAGGCTATTGAGCTTCTTGTCGAAGGCTTGGGAAAGAGTTCCAAATCCGGCGAGGACATGAACGTCACGCTGGAAAAGCTCGGTATCAACAACGTTCGAAACTCCGATACCATGCGCCGTCTGGCTGGCGCAGGTGACCTGCTGCGTGAATCCGTCGAGCGCGCAAACACCGCATGGGACCAGAACAGCGCCCTGCAAAACGAGGTCGACCAGAGGAACGAGAGCCTGGCATCCCGCTTGCAGGTGCTCAAGAACAAGGTCGATGAAATCGCGATCACCGTGGGCCGCCAATTGGTCGATGCCGTTATCGACGCACTCAACGCATGCCAGCCCCTTATCGACGGCGTGGCGAACTTGGCAGACGGTTTCGCCAACATGGACGAATCGGGGCAGCGCACGGTGCTGGCGTTCGCTGGTGTCGTGGCTGCCGCTGGCCCGGTACTGTCCGTGACCGGGCGCTTGGTAAAGGGCTTCTCCGCCCCGGTCGATGCTATCGGCAAGTTCATCCAGTCCGTAGGTGTCTACAAGGACGCCCTCTCCACCACGGACGGCAGCCAGATGCGCTTGTACGCAAGCTCGAAGCTCATGTCCACGAGCCTTGGAACCGTCAGAAACGAAGCGGCAAAAGCTGCTGGTGGGGCTGAGAACTATATCGCTGCTTGGGAGAAGATGACCGATTCTGCCAAGGTGCTCGGTGACTTCGAGGGCAAGTTCACTAAATTAAGCGACGAACAGGTAGGCGCATCCAAGAAGGCGGCTGACGCTATCGAGCAGAAGAAGACCGCGCTCGTGAAGGAAGCCGTTGCCGCGCGTGAATCGCTGCAAGCGAACGGCGAGCAGGTAAAGGCGTGGTCCGGTTCCTCGAAGGAGTACAACAAGGCTGCCAGTTCAATCTCCAAGACCACCCATGCGCTGCTTGACAATGAAGCTCAGGCACGTGGCGTTGCTGGCAGCTCAAAGGCTGCATCCGCCGGAATGAAGTCTATCGCTGAGAATGCGAAGAAGGCTGCATATCCGACGTCTAGCCTTAGCGGCGCGTTCAAGAATGTAGGTTCTAGCGTCGGCGGCGCGCTGTCCACTGTCAAGAACTTCGCTAAAGCAACGCTCGGGATGATAGGCCCGCAGCTTGCTATCACGGCGGCATTCGCCGGAATCTCGTTCGTGGTCGGTGAAGCCGTGAAGGAGTACCAGGAGTACCAGAAGCGCCAGGAGCTTGTGAACGGTGCCATGCAGAGTGCCAAGGATATTGCCGGAAACGCGGCAGCTAACGTTCGCGACCTAGGTGACGCATATAGCAACCTTGAGGTAGACAACAGGCTCGATGACCTCAAGGCGACCAACGAGGACTTTGCTAAGTCGATGAACGAAATCTATACGAACAGCGCGAAGCTGAACTACTCGGTGGGCGTTATCGAGGAGCTTGGAAACAAGAGCGGACTTTCTGCGGGCGAGCAGTTGAGGTTGAAGAAGGCTGTCGAGGACTACAACTCCATTACCGGAAACTCAGTCGAGATCACAGACGCGGTCAACGGCAAGCTGTCCGAGGGGATCGGAATCATCCAGGCCAACGCCGAAACATGGAAGTACAACGCGCAGCAACAGGGCTATGCAGCCGCTGCCGAGAAATACTACGAACAGCAGGCGGAAGCTGCCGCCAATCTCGCCATTGCGGAAGAACAGCTCACTGATGTCCAAAAGCGCAAGAGCGAACTTGAAGAGGAGATTATAAAAAAGGGGTCTACTACTAAACGTTCCAAAGAGATGCAGGAGCTTACCGACAAGGAAAAGGAGCTTACCCAGACCATCGATGACAACAAGAAGGCAATGGACAAGGCGGGAGAATCCGCTGAATGGCTTTCTGAGAAGTCGGCAGAGATGGCGACGACCGTCGATGCGATTAAGAGTGTCTTCGATGGATGGGGAGACGAGGTTTCAGCGGCATTCGAGAATTCCGGCGTATCCGCCGACTCGTTCGCTGCGGCGTGCGCGGAAGCCGGAATCTCGACAGAAACGCTTCACGCTGTCGGCTCGGAGAACTTTGCAAAGCTAATGGAATCCTGCAACGGCAACGTCAACCAGATGATAGGTGTTATCCAGAACTGGAACGGGACACCGTTCTTGGACAAGGACGGCAAAGTCACGGTCGATGATGCGAAATTGGTCGATGCACAGGGCAATGTATACACGTGGAACGGGACCGATTTCGTAGACAAGGACGGAAACGTACTTGTCGATGACCAGAACCTTGTTGACGCGCAGGGAAACGTCTATACGTGGAACGGAACAATCCTTACGGACAAAGACGGAAAAGTCGTTGTCGATAAGGGCAGTCTCGACCAGGCTAGCAGCAAGGTCAAGAGCTACAACGACCAAAAAATCAAGGACAAGAAGGGCAGCGTCAAGGTCGATACAAGTTCAATCGATAACGCACGGAACAAATGGGCGGGTACGCATTTCGCAACGAAGTTCGCAACAATCGTGACCAGGAATGTCCTCAGTTCCGTGCGCGAAAAGGCAACAGGCGGTATCCGCACCCACGCGGATGGCGGCATGGTTCGCTACCATGCGAACGGCGGTTCCATCGTGAACGTTCCCGGCACCGGGTACCCGCTTGATATGGTCGGTGAAGCAGGCGCAGAAGCTATCGTACCGCTCACGAACAAGCGGTACGCGATGCCTTTCGTGAAGATGATCGCTGGCGAGATAGGCAAGCAAAGCGGCGGCCACACGACCATCAACAACTACACGCTGACCATCGACGGCGTGCGGGCGAACGGAAGCCAACGCGCGATCAACCTGATGGAAGCGCTGTTCGACGAATTCAATCTGACGAGTGAAATGGGGGTATGCTAAATGGCTACCGCATACGGAAACGTGGTGCAGCACTGGCAGTGCTACATGGAAGCATACGTGCTTTCACAGACGGCGACGCAGGCCACCGTGCGATGCAACTGCTACTTCCATTCCATCGCGTGGGGCTACGACACTGCCGCTATCGGCGTGGCAACGGTAAACGGGCAGAGCGCGAGCACCCCGTCTGCCGCCGGAAGTCGCAAAACGGCCTATTCTCCGTCCGGCGGCACGGTGAACCAACTCTTCATCACTAAAGACGTTACCGTGAACAAGAACGGCAGCGGATTCAACGTCTACTGCTCCGCATCCATGCAGCTCGTGGGCGGCTACCACAACGGTACGTCTTCTTGCAGCGCGAACGTGTGGGTGCCCGCTATCACGTATTCCGCGCCCGGCGCACCGTCCGGCTTGACCGTCACGCGCGAGAGCGACACGAAGCACGTCCTCAAATGGACGAACCCGAGCAGCACGACAACGAAGCCAGTCACCGGGAACAACGTGTACCGCTACACAGATGATGGCGGTACCGAGAACCTTTACAGCTCCGGTGCCGTCACGACGTTCACGGACGGAACGACTGTGGCGGGTCATAAGTATTCATACGACGTTCGCGCGACTGGCCCTGGCGGCACAGGCGATATGTCCAACTCCGTGACCGTCTACACGTCACCCCTCGCACCTGAGCTGACCGTGGAGAAGACCACGGCTGGCGTCAAGGTCACCGTGACCAAGGAACCTAAGTACCATGACGGCTGGGACGTAGAGCGCTCTACCAATATGGGCAAGACCTGGACGGCAGTGACCTACACGCAAGACGGGCTGTCTTTCACCGATACGAAATCGCCCGCCGGAACTGTTCGTTACCGCGTTCGCGCGACCATGACGGGAATTCCCGGCGCGTGGGGCGAGACCTCTGATGTCGTGACCATATGCCCGCCGAACCCGCCAACCATCGGCAAGCTCAACAACGTCTACGCTACAGGCTCAGGCATCGTCATCACGTGGGTGCCGAACCATCCAGACTGGACGGCACAGAGCGCGGCCCAGGTGGATGTGGTCAAGGACGGCGCATCCCTGATTCACGACATCTCGGGAGCGACGGCGAGCTACACTATCGAGGACGCGGCGAACGGAGCGTACCAAGTGCGAGTTCGCACGAAGGGCCAGGACGCAAGCTGGGGCGAGTGGAGCGCGTACAAGACGTTCTCCGTCAAGACCGCACCGACGCTCACCATTATCAGTCCAGCATCCGGTGCTGTCATAGACAGGCTCCCGCTGTCGGTGAGGTGGTCAACAAGCGACGAGACCGGAATCGTATCCCAGACCGTGAAGCTGCTGGATGCATCCGGTTCAGTGATGGCAACCAAGAGCGTTGCGGCACCGACAACCGAAGTCGAGTTCACGGGGTCCGATGGCTTTCAGAACAAATCGAGCTACACGCTGCAAATCACGATACGCGGCGGCTCGGGCCTTGAATCAACGACCTCCGAACAGTTCACGACGGAATGGGCGCACCCGGACGTGCCCACCGTGACCGTGAGAACCCTTGACCGCGCCATGGCGAGCGTCACGATCACTGCGGCGGACACGGAACCGAGGGCGGTTTCATTCGACGTGGTTCGAATCCTGAGCGACGGTTCGTCCCTTGTTATGGGTACCGGGATGAAAGACGGTGAGCAGTTCATCGACGTGTTGCCGCCCATCGGCGTCGAATACTGGTACAGCGTGACCGCGTATGCAGACACGGGCGCTATGGTCGAGTTCAAGCAGGGCGCGCTGATCGATATCGACGGCATGGAAGCGTTCAACTTCGGCGCGGCAGCCGAGAAGTGCGTATACCTGGGCCTCAATGCCAGCGATTCCGAGAGCATCGAGATGACCGGGACCACGTTCCATTTCGCCCTTGGACGTGACAACGCGCCGTTGCCGACGTTCTATCCCGATGGCGATATGGACGTGACGGGCACCCATTCGTATGTGATTTACCGCAAAGAAGACTACTTGAAGCTGCGTGAGCTTGTGCGCGACCCGGCAAACGCAGTCTGCTGGTACAGGAGCGCGTACGGCAGGCGGGCGCGAGTCTACGCAAAGTGGAACCTGAGCTATGCGTCTAGCAATTACAGTCTGTTCGAGGTATCGGCGAACGTAACCGAGGTTGTATGGGAGGACCCTGAGTAATGGGCAGCTACTGGGAGAAGAGAATGACGCGCACGAGCTATCGGTTCATGCGCGTAGACCGCGCCACGGGAAACGAGGTCGGTATCATCCCGTTCCTAAAAGGCGGTACGATCACTCGCAACAACGACGTTCGAATCATGGAGACCGCCGAGACAAACTGCACCGGGAAGTTCGACCTTGGTCCTGATTTCGTGCGCGTCTACCTCGAAGCGGAATGGGCTGACGGCCATACCGAATCGGTTGTGCTGGGCACTTTCCTCCCGGTAGCGCCCACGCGAGAGGTGCGCACGGGCTATTCGACCTCTGCGGTGAAGATGTACGGGCGTTTGCAGGAGCTGTTGGACGATAAGTTCGCGACCCCCGTAGTTATCGAGAAGGGCACCAACGCCGTCAAGGCGGCGGCGGACGTTTGCAGGCAGCAGGGCTTGACCGTTATCGCCGACCCGTCAGACTACGTGACAACGAACGTGAGGACCTACGGCGTGGGCGTTGAGCAGAACACCGAGGACTCCGACGATACCAAGCTGGGCATGGTGAACGACTTGCTTTCCCTGGCCGGATTCCGCGCGGCGAAGACCGACGTGATGGGCAACGTGCTGCTGCGCAAGTACACAGACCCCATGTCGCAGGGCGCGAGCTGGGATTTCATCGAGGGTGAAAACGCGCTGTTCGAGTCGAGCGTGAGCGAGGAGCACGACATCACGAGCGTTGCCAACCATATCGTCACGCGCTATGAGAACGAGGACAAGGTGGTTATCGGCGAAGCATACGACACGAACCCCGATTCCCCGCTATCGACCATCAGCCGTGGGCGCGTTATCACCCAGAGCTACACGTACAACGACCTACCGGACGGCAAGACAGACAGCGAGCGCCAGGCGCACGCGAACAAGACTGCCGCGAGCAAGTTGAAGACCGCCCAAGCGACTATCCTGCGTGCGACCATCTCTCACCCGTATGTGCCGATCACTGTCAACGACAGCGTGAACTTCAATTACAAGTCGGGCGGCATCAACGGAATCTTCGAGGTGCGTACCCAGAAGCTATCGCTTACCGGAGGTTGCCCCGTGAGCGCAGAGTTAAGGCATTTCGTCAGGAGGTAAGAATGGATTTAGCAAGAGACGAAGAGACGCGCGTCAGGAACCTTGGCAGGCTTGCGCTTGAGAAGGCCGCGAAGGCGGGCGCGTCGAAGGCCGGGAGCAACGGAATGTCACGGACGTTCGCCACCGTGAGCCGTGTGAACGGCGATGGAACGATCGATGTGAGCATGGGCGACTACACGGACGTGAACGGGGTTACGTCAGAGTGCATCCTGCGCGGCCTGCGCATGACTGTCGCGTGCTCTAGCGCCCAGGTGGGAGACAGGGTTATCGTCGATACCTACGCCCATGTGTCGGTTGTCACCGGCATCCTCGCAAACGCAGATAATACGCATTCTGTAAGGCATAAAAATCTGTGGGAAGGGTCTTTATCGAAAGGTGAGTCAGCGATAATACCGGAGTTGGCTAAATACGCCGTGTTCGGTGCTGGTTACGGAGTGCAGGGACTTAAATACGTCATGTTTGGGGCTGGGCCTTCTCTTTTTGGTGGATCATACCTGACAACATCAACCCAGGTCGATGACGGCTCATCGTCATATGCGCTCAAGGCGACATTCATGTATAACTTCACGACCGGTGCGTTAACGTTGACCGCTGCATCGCACCATCTGCTGAGTGCTTCTGGAGCTATCGGGTACGCGGGAACCGTGAATTCGATCTACGGAATCTGCTAGCTGGCGCGGGGCGCACCAAAGCTACTGACCGGCGGTATACGGCTAATCTGCGGCTGGGTACGACATGCTTGCGAACACGTAATCCGTCGTGTTATACCCGCCAATGTTGCCCTTTCCGCCAAGTGACACGTTTCCGTTTGAATCGACCAGCATGATTCCGCACGCAGCGCCATGGTTCTGCACGACGAATGGCGCGATAAACCAGTGAGTTGGGCGATATTCCTCCGGTAGTGTGCCTATCGTTACGTCGCCCCATGAAGCCGGGGTTCTCACCGAACCGTTAATCATGCAGGTGCAGTAATTGCCTATACGCTGCGCATATAAAGCACCGGAAGACCAGTTCTGTATATTTACGTAATGCGTATTATCTGCGTTTGCGAGGATGCCGGTGACAACCGACACATGGGCGTAGGTATCGACGATAACCCTGTCTCC